TGTGAGAAGCTATTAAAACAAGTTAGCCATGAGATAGAACTCAGGGCAATGGAAAGTAAGATTTCTAAATAAAAAAGTACCTGACGGCAATCAGGCACTCGACAAAATTATTTACAAGAGGATTATATCATGAATGATCTAATGATTCAAATGTTAGACCAGTTTGAAGCTGGATTGATGGATAGAACACTCAAAGTCATGACGATTGTGACCGATGAGAAAAGGCGCTATCCAATGGAACTGAACAAGTCTCAGTGCTCTGAGATGTTACTGGGCACGAAAGATACGTCAACGTTCGACGAACGCTTTAATCGACACGCAGATTTCCCAAGAATTGAGGGTAAGCGTGAAAAATATCCAAGAGATGCGGTTATTGAATGGTATCACGAAAACTGGCAGAAAACTGCAATATAGGAGAAATTACATGAAATTACTAGACAAAATCACAAAATGGTTTTTCAACACAACAAAAATTGAAGTCAACACGGACTGGCGATTAGTTGCGTTGGACTTAAACCAAGAATTGATTGCAGCACAGGAAGAAAACCAAATACTTTATCAGCGCATCGCTGACTTGGAAAAACTTTTAGAGGTATAACATGAAATACTTTATACCAAAAATTGATATTGAATGCGAAAGTTTTGAAGAAACCGAATCATCTTTTGGCAAGTATCCAAGGCATGAATACCATTTCAAAAACAGTTACGGCGCAAGTGTTATTCATAATCCTTATTCGTACGGTTTAGAGTTAGCCGTGTTAAAACATGACAACGAAACTGAAGAATGGAATCTTACTTACGATACAAAAATTACAGATGATGTAGTCGGTTATATCAGCGGTAAAGAAGAATTAGAAAAACTTTTAAATATGATTTCACAATTAGAAAAGGAAAATTAACATGACAGAACCAACTTTGGCAAGCCAGTTTTTAGGAATTGCAACAACTATGATTATCTTGTTCATTGCATTGTCACTCATTGCATACGGTGAACAAAAAGCAAAGGCAAAAAAGAAAGTGCAAGAAGAACATGACAAGATGATTGTTGAGGTCTACCAGCAAGGTAGAAATCAATTTAACAACATCGCACGCATGAACATTCGCAACTGTGACCGTCAATTCACATACGACACCCAACCGCCTGTTGGTTTATCGAAGAAACAAAAGCAAGGAGCGTAAAATGGTACGAAATAAATTAACAGATTTAACAAATACGCTCTTTGCTCAATTAGAAACACTGGATGACAGGGATCTTAGTGCTGAAGAACTCAAGATGGAACTCAACCGTTCTAAACAGATGGTTGCTATCTCTAGCCAAATCTTGCAAGCGGGACAACTTGCCCTGGATGCTGAGAAGTTCAAGGATAAGGTAGGTGAGGTCAATGCCCCGATCGCTTTGCTGGAAGGATGAGTACACGGAGTACATGCATGAAATTTGCCCTGGTCGATTAACTCCAGAAGTAACTAGGCTGCTAAATGAGAAATTTGGAACGAACTACACAAAAGCTCAAATAGGCGGTGTTCGTGGACGTCTAGGATTGTTCGTTGGAAATACGGCATTTCGAAATAAATTACTGAATAAGAAGCAGCATGATTATTTTACGAACAATCAACAAGGCAAGTCGGCCCAGGCAATGGCTGATGAAATGAACGAAAAATTTGGATTGTCGCTAACTAGTAGCCAGATAAGAAACTATAGAAGAAATAATAATCTTTATAGCGGGTTGACGGGAAGATTTGAGAAAGGTCGAACTCCTCATAATAAGGGCAAGAAATACCCTAATATGCCAAGGAACAGTGGGCAATTTCAAAAAGGTAGCAAGCCGCCGAATTATGTCCCCGTCGGAACAATCAACTATACAACAGATGGCTACCCAAAAGAAAAAATCGGGGAGCCTAATAAATGGGTATTGAAACATCGTAAAGTTTGGGAAGATAATTTTGGGCCAATCCCAGAAGGTCATTCGGTTTGTTTTCTGGACGGAGATAAAACCAACTATGATATCTCTAACCTCATTCTTCTATCGCGAGAGGAACTCATTCGAATGAATCACAACGATTATTTTAGCACGGATCCAGAATTGACCAAGCTAGGAGCAGGTATCACAAAATTAACTAGAAAAATAAAACAACAGGAGTAAAAAATGGTAACAATCAACAAACTGGAAATCGAAAACGTCAAGCGCGTTAAAGCGGTTAAATTAGAACCGTCAGCGACTGGTTTGACAATTGTCGGTGGAAATAACAACCAAGGGAAAACAAGCGTACTAGACGCGATTGCTTGGGCGTTAGGTGGCAATAAGTTTAAACCTAGCCAAGCACAACGGGAAGGAAGTACAATCCCACCTAGCTTAAAAATCACGCTATCAAATGGCTTGATTGTGGAGCGCAGCGGTAAGAATAGCACCCTCAAGGTCATCGACCCAAGTGGCAACAAGGCCGGTCAAAACTTGCTGGATAGCTTCGTAGAAGAGTTGGCTATCAATTTACCAAAATTCATGGAGCAGACCAACAAAGAAAAAGCAAAAACTTTACTACAAATCATCGGAGTTGGTCCGCAGTTGGTTGAATTGGAAATGCAGGAAAAGGCCAAGTATGACGAACGCCATGCAATTGGTGTGATTGCTGACCAAAAGGAGAAGTTTGCCAAAGAGCAACCTTATTATCCAGATGCACCGAAAGAGTTGGTTTCTATTGCCGAACTCATTCAACAACAACAAGCTATCCTTGCAAAAAATGGGGAAAATGCTCGTAAGCGCCAGAATTTGGTATCTATCCAAAATCAACACAATTCAGCAGCTGCAGAAGTAGAAAGACTAGAACAACTGCTGGCCGATGCCAAAGAAAAAGAAAGTCAGTTAGCTCAAGACTTGGCTATCGCGAATACAGATGCCATGGACCTTATCGATGAATCTACTGAAGAAATCGAAAAGAGCATCGCAGAGATTGATGAAATCAATCGTAAAGTACGTGCTAATCTGGACAAGGACAAAGCCGAAGAAGATGCCAAAGGCTATCGCGAGCAATACAAGGAACTTGATAATGTGATTGCAGACATCCGCAAACAAAAGACGGACTTACTCACAAACGCAGACTTACCGTTGCCTGGTTTGTCCGTGGATGATGGCGAATTGCTCTATCTTGGCCAACGATGGGACAACATGTCGGGTAGTCAGCAATTACAAGTAGCAACTGCAATTGTGCGTAAATTGAAACCAGAATGTGGATTCGTACTGATTGATAAGTTGGAACAAATGGATCAGCTAACTTTGCAAGAGTTTGGAGCATGGCTTGAGCAAGAAGGCTTGCAAGCAATTGCTACTAGAGTATCAACAGGAGACGAATGCAGTATCCTGATTGAAGACGGGTATAGCGTTAAACCTGTGAAGTTTGAAAGTTCCGCTCAGCAAGGACATCAGCAAGGACACGCTGAAACAGTCGCACCAACATGGCAAGGTGGATTTTAGAAAGGAAAATAATATGGCTACTGCACAATTACATAAAAAGAACTCAATGATTATGAGGTTTCATCAGGCTGACGCAGTACATCCCAAAAATGGTGAAAAAATCAACATTTCATTTTCTGGCGTGACGACTGTTATTGAATACAAAGGTCGATTAGTCACTTGGGATATCCAGGAAATGATTAACGAAGCGATTGATTTAATTGAAAGAGAGGACGAATAATGCAAATCACAAGAGGAAAACGGGCGCGAGCTCAAAAGGTAGTTATCTACGGACCGGAAGGGATTGGAAAATCTAGCTTTGCTAGTCAATTCCCAGACCCAGTCTTTATCGACACGGAAGGTTCAACAGATAACATGGATGTGGCACGACTTGACAAGCCGACAAGCTGGACCATGTTAGTCAATGAGATTGCTTTTATCAAGGCAAACCCAACAGAATGCAAAACACTCGTCGTTGATACGGTTGACTGGGCAGAGCAATTGGCAGTAGCTCACGTATGCTCGCAACACGGAAAACAAGGGATTGAAGATTTCGGATGGGGCAAGGGCTATACTTATGTCCAGGAAGAAATGGGGCGTTTCTTAAATGCCTTATCTGATCTAGTTGATATGGGTATCAATGTAGTATTGACTGCACACGCTCAAATCAAAAAGTTTGAACAACCGGACGAGATGGGGTCCTATGACCGTTACGAATTGAAACTTGGCCAAAAGACAGGTTCTAAAACGGCACCGCTTGTCAAAGAATGGGCAGACATGGTTCTGTTTGCAAACTACAAAACTTTAGTCATGACGACTGACAACGGTAAAAAGAAAGCCCAGGGCGGTGAACGTGTAATGTATACCAATCATCGACCGGCTTGGGATGCCAAAAATCGTCACGGTTTGCCAGATGAAATGCCGTTCAACTATGCTGGAATCGCTCATATCTTTGTTGGTCAACAACAGGCACCACAACCACAGGTTGA